CCTCGGTAGAAGTCAATTTTTAAAAAGCTCAGGGAGGTAATTAAAAAAATCCTTATATTTGAAAACTTGAAAGGAGATAATCATTATGGCTAAACGACCGACGCCACCTGGACCTCTTGACAAAGAGAGTCTGAAATTCTACAATAATCTTTGTAAGTACCTGATTGACAATAACTTGATTCAAGAAATTGATTCGGTGTTGATTTATCAGGCGGCTGTCTGGTGGGGCATTTACTTGGTGTCAGTGAAGGGAGTTCAAGAAAATGGTACTACGGTGACGTATCCTACTGGAGCGCAACAGGTTAGTCCTTACGTTACGAATATGTCAAAAGCAAATATGGCATTATCGAAGCTGCTGGACAAGTTAGGCGTTGGAGAGACTGCCAGGCAGAAGCTAAAGATGGGAACCGGTAGTGATGCTCACGATCCAATGGATGACCTATGAAGGGATCGACTAAACTATGGGTATTCTAACCTAGCACCCGAATGCCGCGAGTCTCGTAAGGGCTAAGGTTTGCTCCACCGGTTTTCATCCTTCCCCAAGCCATAATGGTAGCGACAACTCCGTCGATCTGCTTATTACTTTTTTCTTTGTCGGGTTTGATGTTTCCAGCCGGATCGGTGTTAGTGACGACATTGCCTATCTGCCAGGCTAAAACCGGATTATGGAAATGTTCTATACCTACCTCTTTGGTGTAGATGTCTCGCTCGAAACTCTTAGAAGGCTCATTCATAGATTGATAGCCCTGCCCGTGATCAAAAATCTCTATTCCCCTGCTTTTTATAGGCTCTAGGATGTGTTGCATGCCCCATCTGTCAAAGGCAAGCTCCCGTAATTCAAAGTCTCTGGCTGCTTTTTCGATGGTAGTGATCACTGGCTCGTAGTCGATGGCATCACGGGCGGTAGCGGAGATCCATCCTTCTTGAATCCAATCCATGTGTTTATACCCCAGATTCTGCATTTCTTTGGCTCGCTTAAGGGGCATGAAGTGGTAACAGATGACGTGGATGCGGTCTAGTCCGGGCTGAACGGGAAAGACCAGGGATAGGCAGGTAAGGTCGCGGACTGCTGAAAGGTCAAGGCCACCATAGCAGCGTTTTCCGATCAGAATATCGTATTTATTGCCGTGTAGTTTTGCTTTTGCGTTCCATACGGATCTTTCGAGCCATGCAAATTCCTGATCGACCCACATGTTCATGTTTTTGACCATGAATTGCCGCTGTTGGCTTGGTCCTTCGTTGATGGCCTTCTGGAGTTCACCTTTCAGAAAATTGGTACTAACGGATACGCCTAGATTGGGGTTGCACTTGTACCATAGCTCAGGATCGTGCCAATGATCGTCTTCGCAGTCTTCAGGGTCCATAGCAAAGATGATCGGGAGCAGTGAGTCGTCCGTTTTTATCCCCTTCAGCACATCAATGCAAGTATTTCGGAAGTCATAGCAGGGTACGGATGTATCAAAGCCGGCAGTGGTGGTAGCGGCCAATAGTGGCCCATCCCATCTTGCACCCTGACCGGATCTCATGACATTGAAGACACCGGAAGTCTTGTGGGCGTGGTATTCGTCGATGATCGCTAGGTATGGGTTGTGACTATCTAATTTATCATAGTCTGCTGACAATGGAAGGATTAGGCTTTGCCGGGAAGGTATCTCGATGGTGTATTTGAGGACGCGTACCAATCTCCTGATCTTTGCGCTATGTTTCTGCATAAAGGTAAGCTGACCGGCAATAGATCTGAATGTTTTCATGGCCTGCTCCCTCTTAGTGGCGGCTGTGAATATCTCCGTTCCATGTCCGGTAAGGATCAGAAAGTCTGCGGCCAGGGCTGCGGCTGTTTCCGTCTTGCCGTTCTTACGGGCTATGTCGTATAGCATCATGGTGTACTTGCGAACCATGTCACCGGTGTCTTCCGAACGGCACTTCCATCCAAACAGCATGGCGGTCATAGCAACCTGAAATGGCTGGGCCTGGAATAACATCCCGGCCCATCTATCTTGGCTGTGGCGTACTGCCTGGGTGAGAAAGTTCACGTGGATCTGTGCATCACGCTCGTCAAACATCCAATCCATTTCCTTCAACCTGGACATGTCGTTGAAGTGTCTTTGGCATTGTAATCTGAAATAGGTGCTTGTCTTTACCTTACCATCAGCAACGTTGCCGATGTACTTCAATATCTCCTTTACTTCCATATGTAAAATTTTTTACACATTCCAAAGATAAAGTTTTATATTTGTTTAGATTTAGTCTAAATAAAAATAAGGCTTGAGCGTACTGTCGAATATACGGGAGCTGGTTTGGGGTAATCAAGCTCCTGAGACTCGATACCGAGATCCTTTCGGCAATCCTGCTATTAGCGTTTACGATACATTATCAGCAATGGAAGGTGCGGACCTTGAGGGATTACAGATTCCACAGGTGTACACAGCGTGTATGATATATGCTAATGCATTGCTCAGTTTGGATTTCATGACTTACGCGAAGGAGGGAGATCAGAACACCGAGCAGCCAGATCACAAGGTAACAAGGCTAATCAACGAAAAAGTCAACGACCTGATGAAACCATGTGATTTCAAGACATTGGCTATGTTTCATTGGGGAATTACCGGGAACTTCAATGCCCTGATAGTCCGAAATAGAAAGGGCGAACCTGAAGAAATGATTCCCCTGGACCCAAATAGGTTCAGTCGGGTTGATGTAGTCAAGAACAAAAAGATCTGGACGTGGAACGATGGCGAAGGGAAGACAAGATCTATTCCAGATGAAGACATGTTTCACATTAGTGGCCCAAGTACCGATGGATTGATAGGAATGAATCTGATGCAAGTACATCGGAACACATTTTCCACCAGTGGTCACATGGCTAAGTACCTGGAGCGATTCTTCGCCAATGGAGCGCATCTAAAGCATGTCATCGAAACAGAGAAAACCCTGACCGATCTGGCATACAATCGGTTTATGTCCAATTTCGCCAATGTCTTTTCAGGCAGTATCAATGCCGGAAAAACCATCCTATTGGAAGATAGTATGAAGCTCAAGCCGGTTCAGATGAATCCTGCTGACGCAGCCTACTTAATGATCAAGGGAGACATCACCAAGACAGTAGCTAATATCTATCGGATACCGATATACCTATTCAACGAATATAAGGAGGGGGCGCAATACGATAATGTAGAAAGCCAGGATCTGAGTTGGATCAAGTACGGCATTGGGCCAATGGTCGTTCAGTGGGAAGAAGAGATCAAGCGAAAGTTATACCCGGATCGTAGCAAGTACTATGGTGAGTTCGATCTATTCAGTCTAAGCAGGGGAGACATGAAGTCTATTTCTGAGTACGTGAATAGGTTCTTCATCTTAGGAACGTTGAACCAGGATGAGATCAGGCGTAAGTTCCTGAGCCTAAATCCACTGCCAGATGGGCAAGGACAGAGATACTATGTACAAGGGAACAATATGGTGCCAATTGACAAGATAGACCAGATCTATGATGCAAAATTGCAAGGAAATGTACCTGGTAAAGGTGGACCAAAAGAAGTAGACACCGATATGCCAAGTATCAAAGAAGATTAACTATGGAACGTAGGTATCAAAAAATAGATAGGGAGATCGAGACTAGAACCGGGAGGACAATCTTCGGATATGGCGTTGTCTTTGACCGCGAATCCGTTGACCTGGGCGGCTTTGTCGAAACCATAGATAAGCGTGCTTTTGATCACCTGTTAGGCGATCCGAACATAATGATCTTGGCTAATCACCGCAGTGAATTTCTGTTAGGCCGCACCGGTTCTGGGACAGCAAAGATAGGCGTTGATGACTTTGGCCTATGGTATGAGGTCAATATTCCTGAAAGCAGGCAAGACATCTATGAGAGCATAGAAAGACGAGATATGGTCGGTAGTAGCTTTGGGTTCTTTCCTGGAAAGACGGAGTGGACTAAGCCGGCCAAAAAAGGTGACCCATATCGCGCGCATGTGCTAAAGGTAGAGCGCATGTTGGATGTGGGGCCGGTGACATTTCCTGCTTATCCGGATACGACGACACAGGCACGAAGCGTCGATCAGGTGAGGGAAGAATTTAAGACAATGCTCCGGGAAGAGGGTGCCTATTTGATTGATATATACAGCCGTAAGCTGGATCTATACGAGAAAAATTTAATTTAAATCACTTTTAAACATTTAGCAATGACAGAGCTTCAAAAAATGTATGAGCGGAAGGGTGAGATAATCCATCAGATGAGGGATATGCTTGCACAAGCTGCTTCCGAGAAGCGAGGGTTGAGTGCAGATGAGGACGAGAAGTATAAAAGAGCGGAGACGGATTTGGATGCTCTATCAAGTACCATCCAGAGGGCTGAGGACTTGAAGACCCTTTCCAGTGAGTATGAGGCTCAAATGTCGACCGCAACCGCATCTACACAGCAAACTCGTGACGCTTTCACCCAGAAGACAGTGACGGGCACTGCTCCTGAAACGAAAAAAGGCCCGGATTACCGGCAGATTTGGACCACTGCAATGGGAACTAGATTCGGCATGGATGACCTACCCACAGAGCATCGGCAATTGCTGAGACGCGGGTACATCGAGACACCGGAACTCAGGGGAACAGACCCACAGGTGTCCAGCACAGCCGCAGCGGGTGGATACCTTAGTCCCGAAGAATGGGGGAACTATGTGATCGAGTCGATGAAAGCCTATGGCGGTATGCTCCAGGCATGCACAGTCATGAATACCAAAAGCGGTGACACACTGCATTTGCCGACCGAGAACGTCACCTCACAACTAGGGGATATTATCGGGCAAGGCGTTGCAGATGACATCTCCGATACAACATGGGGAGAACTTACATGGTTGGCTTACACATACACCAGTAAGATCATCCTGATCGCCAATGAATTGTATGCTGAAGAGGATGCATATAACATCTTGCAGCGAGTGGGGAATATTTGTGCTTCCAGGATCGGAAGAAAGCAGAATCTGGACTTGACCACTGGTGCCGGCACAACCGAGCCAAGAGGTATCACGATTGATGCCGCATTGGGCAAGACGGGGGCATCTGCAACAGCTGTTACCAGATCTGAGCTATTGGACTTAATCCATAGTGTAGACCCTGCCTATCGGATTGGGCCTAAAGTTGGATTTATGTTCAACGATGCTACTTTGGCTGCTATTCGAAAGCTATCCATTGGTAGTGGTGATGATCGACCTTTGTGGGTGCCAAGCATGCGAGAGGGCGCACCATCGACCATCGAGGGTATGCCATACTGGATCAACCAGGATATGGCTACGATGGCGACAACTGCCAAGTCGATTCTATTTGGCGACTTCAGCAAGTACATCATCAGACAAGTACGGGGCTTGACATTAAGCCGAAGCACTGAGCGTTATTTCGAGCGCAGGTCTGTCGGTTATTTTGCAACCATAAGAATGGATGGTAGATTGTCGGATACTGCTGCTGTCAAACATTTTGCAAACGCATAATATCATGAAGAAAGCAATTGTAATATTCACGGCATTATTTATTCTGGCTATACATGGCTATGGCCAGAATTACAGCGCATATACCAGCGCATTGGACACATTGGCGGCAAGCGCAGCGGATACGTTAGCAACGGGCACCATTGACAAACCTGGTGGTGTATTCTTTGCCGTCAACGGATTAAAAATATCAGGTAATCCAGGTGGTACTATTTCATATCAAGTATCTGCCAACGGGGGTAGTAATTATACTACTGTGGCAACGGATACGATCACAAATGGCACTACAAATGCAAATTATCAACTTGATA